GGCGGCGCGATCGACACCGTGTTCAACGAGTTCCCGCTCTCGGCCGAGCAGGCGGTCGCCGACTACGGCGAGAACATGGTGAGCGAGAAGGTGCGAAAGCTCATCGAAGACGACAAGCCCGACGAACAGATCACCTTCGTGCGCTGCGTGTATCCGCGCCCGGGCACCCGTGGGCTTTTCCCGCGTAACATGCCGATTGCGTCCGTGCACCTCGAAAAAGACTCGAAGCAGATCGTGCGCGAGTCCGGCTACCACGAGCAGCCGATCGGTGTGCCGCGCTGGCAGCAGGTGCCGGGGTCGGTGTACGCGTTCGGGCCGGCGTTCGAGGCGCTCCCGGATCTGAAGACGTTGAACGAAGTCATCCGCTACGACCTGGCGAACATGGATCTCGCGATCGCCGGCATGTGGGGCGCGGTCGACGATGGCGTCTTGAATGCCCGCTCGATCACGATCGGGCCGCGCAAAGTGGTCACGATGGCGCACAAGGACAATTTCTTCCCGCTGCAGCCGGCGGGCAAGTTCGACGTGGCGCTCCTCGAGATCGAACGCCTGCAACGCTCGATCCGCAAGGTGTTCATGGCCGACCAGCTGGAGCCGCAGGCGAAAGCGGGCACACCGCCTACGGCCACCGAGATCGTGGTGCGCGTCGAACTCCTGCGCCAGTTGCTCGGTCCGGTGTATGGGCGCATGCAGTCGGAGTACCTGCAATGGCTGGTGACGCGCTGTTTTGGCATCGCCTACCGCGCCGGGATATTCGCGCCTCCCCCGCGCTCGATCATGCAGCGCGGCGCCGGGATCGCGGTGACGTATAACTCGCCGATTGCGCGGGCTCAGAAGGCGGTGGACGTGGCCGCGATGGACCGCTACGAGCTGGCACTCGCGCAAGAGGCTGCGGTCGTCGGCCCCGATATCCTCGACAACTACGATTTCGACAAGGCCGCGCGCCGACGTGGCGAGCTGCTGGGCGTGCCGCAGGACATCATGCGCGACGAGGACGAGCTGAAGGCCATCCGCGAGAAACGCGGCCAGCAGCAGCAGGCGGCGAACCTCGCTCAGATCGCGGGCCAGGCGATGGCGAATGCGGCGAAGGTGGCGGCGTGAAGCGCCTTAAGCCCATCGATATCGCGCACCGTCGCATCGTCGAGCTGATCGACCTGCGCAACGGCCGCGGCTGGATATGGGCGAACGGGCGCCGCTACTGGGTGACCTACGACGACTTGCTCGACGTGGTGCAGGCGGTCGAGATGATCATGATGAAGCTCACCGGCAAGGTGCTGAGTCCGAAGTTCCGGCCTGAGATCACGAACCGGGCGGCGCTGAAAGTGGAGAGTTTCTTTGCCGGTGATTATTCGCTATACGATGCTCAGAGCGGCCCGGCGCCGTCCGAGGCTACCCAGTTATGCGACGTGACCGAGCGGCTCCTCACAACGCATTACATGCATTGCCAGATAGACGATAAGCGCTGGGACACGTGGTTTTGCCGGCTGGACGAGCTCGTAAAGGCGCTGTACCTGATCGTGGCCGAGGCGCAGGGCGACGTGTACGAGGCGTCCCCGATGGTTTCACGTGGAGCGTATGTCGCAGCAGGCGGGCCATGACTGAAGGCTCGCCCTCGATCGCAACGCCGGAAGACTACGTGGCTACGTTTCAAGGGTTCAAGCCGGGGCGCAACGTGCTCGAGGATCTGACCGCGCGCTTTCACGATCGCAGGGTGTATTACCCGGGCGGGCTTGAGGGGCAGCGCGAGACCGAGCGGCGCGCGGCGCAAAAGGAGGTGGTCGAGTTCATCCTCGGCCGGTGTGGAACACGGATAGGGGGCGCGAATGCTGATTGAGCGATTGCTGGCGCGGTTCTACGAAGTCGAAGCGGGCGACACATCCGCAGGCGGTGGCGGTGCTGACACGGTTGCCGCGGCAGCGGGTGCTGATACCGTCGCCGGGGCGAAGGGTACCGACACGGCCCCGGGCGGCAAGGGCGGTGACACGTTGCTTGCGCAGCTCGGGGCCGGCGGCGGCCAGGACACCGCCCCGGCTGCCAGCGGTGCCGATACTGCGGCGGGGGGTGACGCTGCGGACAAGCTCACACCCGAAGCGCGCGCACTTGCTGCAGCCGAGAAAGACACGCGCCGTCCGAAGCACGTCCCCTCGAAATACTGGGACACGGAGAAGGGCGAGGTCAAACTCGAAGCATGGGGCAAGTCGACCCAGCAGCTTGAAGCCCGCATGCGCGACGTGGGGCTGCCACCGGACGCCGCTGACGGCTACAAATTCGAGGTGCCGAAGCCGCTGAAGGATGCTGGCGTCGATCTCGATCCGGCGATGGGCAAGGCATTCCGCGAGAAAGCGCACGCGCTTGGACTCACGCAGAAGCAGTACGAGGGCGTGATGGGCCAGTACTTCGAATCGATGGGCGCCATGGCCGAGCAGACCTCCGCGTTCTCATCGGACAAAGCGAAGACCGAATTGCTCGGGTTCTACAAGACGGAGGACGCGCTGCGCTCGAACGTGCAGCTCGCCTACAAAGCTTTCAGCGCGTACGCCGACGAAAAGGACATGGCGCTGATCGACCAGATTGGGAACATCCCGGCGGTGATCCGCGTGCTCGCGAAGGTGGGCGCAGAAATGAAGGAGGACCCGGGCGTTCACCCGGATGCGATCCTCGACACCGAGAGCCTTGAGACGCTCATGCGCGGCAAGCCTGGCGATGCGGATGCGCCGTACTGGAACGAGAAGGATGCTCGCCACAAGTCGACGGTCGCGAAAGTGATGCGGCACCACGAAGCGACAGCGGCGGCGCAGCGACGCAAGGCCGCGTAACGAATTGATTTACACCCTGCCAGCCGAACAACCGGTGATCCGGCCGGCGGCAGGGACGAACGAGTAGGGGCACAACCGGACACGTCCGGCCCCCACGCCACAGCAGCACCGCGAGGCGTAAAACCGCGGCGCACGCAGCATCCGGCCCACCGGCCAAGCGCGCTAAATGGTGGCACAACCGGAAAAGAGTTGACCGACTAACTTTTTTCTGGAGAAGCCATCATGAGCTTTCAAGTAACCGAGGCTTTCGTACAAGCCTTCAGCGCGAATTTCTATCACCTCGCGCAGCAGATGGAATCGCGCCTGAGTTCCCGGGTTCGCGTCGAGTCCGGGATCGTGGGCGATTCGAAGAAGATCAACCGGATCGGCGCCACCGCAGCGCAGAAGAAGACCACGCGCCACGGTGACACGCCGCTGATCGAAACCCCGCACAGCACCCGCTGGATCGACCTGGACGATTACGAATGGGCCGACCTGGTGGACGAGCTGGACAAGAAGAAGATGCTCGCCTCGCCCGAATCCGACTACCTCAAGGCGGGGGTGGCGGCGATGAACCGCGCGAAAGACGATGTGATCTACGAAGCCGCACGCGGGGCAGCGCGCACAAGCTCGGGCACGACGGCGCTGCCTTCAGCGCAGAAGATCGCGGTCGCATCAAGCGGGTTGACCAAGACAAAGATCATCGGGGCGCGCAAGCTCTTCCGTGCGAACGAAGCCGACGAGGAAAACGGCGAAACGCTCTATCACATGTACTCGTCCGAAGCACTCGAAGACGTGCTGGGCGATACGACCCTCACCTCGGGTGACTTCATCAAGGTGCAAATGCTTCAAGAGGGCAACCTCAAGGGCATGTGGGCCGGCTTCGAGTGGGTGCCGTTCGAGCGCGCCACCAAGGTCACCAACGATCGATTCCTGATCTCCTGGGCAAAGTCAGGCGTTGCGCTGGGTGTCGGGGCCGAGATCATGACGCGCTTGACCGAGCGCGCCGACAAGTCCTACGCGATGCAGCCCTACGCGCGCATGTCGATCGGCGCGGTGCGCATCGAAGAGGCAAAGGTGGTGGAAACCGCCTGCCTGGAATAACGCTGTAGCAACCGCGGGGCCAATTGACCGGCCCCGCATTTTCAACAAGCTGGGTACAAGGCCCACAAAGGAGAACCATCATGGCAGTCGTAACAACGAAGAGCACGATCGTTTCGAACTCCGACGCAACACCCAACATCAACACGCCGGCACTCATCAACCACGGGCGCCTTCGCGAGCAGGTGGCAGTCGTTGCGGTTGCTGCCGGCGACGACGATGCGAGTCTCTTTCCGGTCGCTCGCGTGTGGTCGGGCTGGCGCATTTCGTCAATTGAGATTGCGGCCGACGCTCTCGGCACCGGGGCACTCTACGATGTCGGCATCTACGATATCGCGGCGAACGGGGGTGCGGCGATCGATGACGACGAGTTTGCGTCTGCGCTCGACCTATCGGCTGCCGTCGCGCTCACCAACGTCACCAACGAGGCCGCGGCCACCGATCTTGTCAAGATGGAGATGGCGCTGTGGGAGCGGCTGGGCTTAACCGAAGACCCGAAGAAGTGGTACGACGTGGTGCTCACCGCGGACGGCGCGGGCACAGCGGCGGGCGATATCTTCGTGCGCGTTCGCTACGTCGACGGCACGTAAGGCCCAAGCGCTCCCGGAGCGATCTGGGGGCGCACCCGCCTTATGGCAACGATTGCGCTCACCGCGCAACTCATCGGCGAGAAGGCCGCTGCGATGCCGCGTATTGCCGGCACGAGGACGGGCCCGCTCATCGTTGTTGGTACCGGTCGCACTATGTGGGCCGATCTCGCAGCGCTCGACACCCTCGACGCCGATGTGATGGCGATCAACATGGCCGGCGTGTTCTTGCCGCGCGCGCCCCAGCACTGGGCGAGTCTGCACGGGGAGAAGTTTCAATGGTGGATTCCTCTTATGCACGCGGACGGTGTCGCCTGGAACGAGCGCGGCTTCAGCGCCGGCCCGGTGATGGAAACGCACTCCTACCGGCGCTATCCGGGAGTGAAGCACGTATGGCCCGATTCCATCATGCCCCCGACTGATGGCGGCAGCGGCCTTGCTGGTATTCGCGCCGGCCTCGCGATGGGGTACGCGCCCCTGATTCTCGCGGGCATGCCGATTGATGACACCGGCCATTTCTACGACCCGCCGGGGCGCGCGCTGGCGACACACGGGATGTTCCTTGCTGTTTTCCGCCAAGCTGCGAAGCACGAGTTTCGCGGGCGCGTGCGCTCGATGTCAGGTGCCACGCGCGAGCTGGTGGGGGCGCCATGCTAGTCGTCGCGCCAGCATGGGGCGAGCGTTGCGTGCCGCTCTTCACCGGCGCGGTGCTCGATTCACACCGGGCGGCGCTGGAGAATTTCGCTGGCCACGTGCGCTACCTCTGTCACACCGACCGCCCGGAGATCGTGCGCGCAGCCATTACGCGAAAAATCGGCTGCGATGTTGCCTGCCCCAGCGTGCCACGGGCCGCTGGTTATGAGGCGTTCGCAAGCGCGACCAGGGAAGCGCTGCTCTCAGCCGAACCGGGAGAGGTAGTCGTATTTCTGAGCGCCGATGTCATCGTCTCGCGCGAAGTATTTATCGCCGTGCGCGCTGCGGTCGAATCTGGAAAAAATGCTGTGATGTGCGCCGGCACCCGAACGTTGCCTGACGGGAATGTCCCCATCGGAGCAAGCTCGGTCGCCCTCCTCGCGTGGTCGCTTGAAAACGCCCATCCGCTCATTCGCGAGTGCTTCTACGGCG